GTCTCAACGCTCAGCTTATGCGCGACTAATCGAGCACATCGACAGTGCTCCTTGCGAGAATGACAACCCTCGCAGTACGCCCACTCGTCATCGAGCGCGGCCATTACTGCACCGGCACCTGCTGCGGCGGACGCTCGTCATCGCCGAACACGCGCTCGCGCATACTCAAGCACTTGCTACAAATCACGGCGCCGTCTAGCTTGCTCATAAAGACGGCCTCGTCGATGCGCTGACACTTGGAACACGTGGCGTAGTCCTTCATGCCGCAGGCACCTGTTGCGGCACGGCTCCCGCGTCCTGCGCCGGCGGTCCCGCTGGCCCAGCCGGCAACTGCGGACGCATCCCGCCCCCACCGCCCGCCATCGCCATCACGACCTGCATCCGCGGGTCGAGCATCATCTGCTGCATCTCCTGCTGCTGCTGTTGCTGCTGCTGCATCAGGTCGAATACGTTGTTCGATTCACTGCCCAAGAGCGACTGCCGATCGGGGAACCGGAACACCCGGATCACCTGCTCCATGATCGACTTGGCCGCTGGGATCGTACCGAGCACCGCCGCGAACGCCGGGTTCATCTGCGTCAACGGCCCCAAGGTCTGCAACAGCCCGATCAGATCCTGCTTCTGCCGGTTCAGGTCCGCCGTCTCGACAGACCCTCTCGGCTTGAACCAGTAGATCCCCTCCAGCAGTTCCGCCGTCACCCGCACGTCATCGGGATAGCCCTCGGCCTCGATCCCCGCCGCCGACAAGCCAATGACCATCGCCCGCTGCGGTGGCAGGTGCGCATTCGATCGCAGCGTCCGCTTCCAGATCTCGTGCCGCGCCAGCCCGAGCTCCTCGAGCGATTCCTGCATGCGCTTGACGATCACGTTGATGCGGACCTCCGAATACCCAGCCCGGAGCTGCACTTCGCCGAGCGTCTTGCGCTCCTCGGTATCGACCCCGAGCGCGGTATCGTTCTGGCCCACCAACCGATCGGCATCGGAGCGCAGTTCGTTGCCCCAGTGGTAGATCGACTGCGGCACGTCCTCGATGCCTTGTATCGGGAAGACGTCATCGCGCGACCGCATCGGGATCACTGCCCGCGGCCCCCACGGCACTTCCTCGGGATTCCAGATGGCCGTTTGGAGCCGCCCGATCGGCTGGCTCGCCTTCATCGACATGCGATCCGCTTTGAGGTTCCGCCGCGCCGTGTCCTCCTCGATCACCGAGATCAGCTTGTGCCCGACCAGCGAGTAGCCGTGATCCGCACAGCCCGGCTTCGGGAACGGCTGCCAGCGGATATACCGTGTCATCCCGTCATCGACCTTGGCCCTGAGCAGGGTCGTGCTCTCCTTGTGTAGCGTCAGCACCCACCAGCGTTCGCCAAGGCCGTCCAAGTCCAGTAGCACCGTGAACTCGTACAGTTCCTTTTGTGCCGTGTTCCCCCGCTGGTCCACGACGGACACGCTCGGGCTCGGGATGTCGTCGCTGGTGATCGCCTTGTCGTTGCTGTCCCCGACGTTCTCGACCGCCTTCTTGCTGTAGAACCCTCGCTTGGCCCAGTCCTGCAACTCGGGCCATCGACGCCAACACCGTGAGGCGTAGCCCCAGATGTGCTGCCGATGCCGCGCATGGGCCGGCAGCACAAAGAAATCGAGGTAGGGCACGACCTCGTAGCTCGGCCCGAGCCGCGCCGGCTTCCACTCATCTAGTCTGGTCAATGCCGATGGCGTCTGTTCGTCCTCGGCCGGCACGAAGCCGCCCTGCTCGTCATACGCGAGCATCGGCCCCTGTGCCCCCATGACCGGATTCCCAGTCGCGTCCAGTTGGATGGTGAGCTGCTTCTCGACCGACTCTCGACGCCACTCCAGGCTTTCCGACACCTTCAGCGTGCCCACGCCTTCGATGAGCCCTCGGAGGATCCACTCGTCCGCGTAGCCCTGGAGCCGCTCGTCCTCTTGCGCCTTCTGGTGGAATTCTTCGACGATCGGCGCCTTGACCGCGCTCGGGCCGTAGCCTTCCACTGTCCACACCGGCTCCACGAAGATGGTCTGCAACAGCCGAGCATGCACAGCATCGGTGTACTCGGAGGCGAACGGGGATGGCAGGTCAGCAGCATCGGGCCACGGCATGTTGCCGCCACGCATGCGCTGCTGCTCGTAGTAGGCCCAGGCGTAGGCAATCTCCTCCTTGCGACCTGACCGCGCACCGATCGCGGAGTCGAGTTCGCTGGACAGCCACGAGGCGAGATCGTCCCACGACTGCCACCGGCTCTTACTGCGCAGGGTGGATTCGGAGACGTCGAAAGCCGAGGGGATCTTCGCCATAGTCAGCGTCCTGTCCACAGCCAGCAGAGACGGCCCCAGAGCGACCGAGTATGGACGGTGCTCGTGAGCCGCGCCGTGACATCTCCTAATGCGACTGACTCAGCAGAGAGCCGATCCACGATGCCTGACAGTGATCGCAGCCGATCATCGGCGTCATCCGCGCGCGCGAGGGCTATGCGCGCAGTCCTCTCCACCCCATGCAGTCGCGCCGTGTGCTCCTCGATGACGCCGATCGCCTCAGCCCCGACCGCCCGACGTAAGTCACGGCGCGTGGCCTTCTCCATGACGGCGCTCATCAGCAGCCCTTCTTTCCGCTCTTCTTGCCGCCGATTGTCTTCCCGCCCTTCGTGAGCTGCGGGAATGTCTGCGATGTCTGTCCCATCTGGCCCCCCTTGGTGAATCCTGCGGTCCGTACGAGCGCCGTGCCATCCGCCTTGTAAAGCACGGGCCGATGATCGTGATGCACGTTCATCGTGTTCGGAGGCGGTACCAGAAACTCGTCGCTCACCGTGTCTCTCCAAGGCCCGCCGCATACTCGCGCGGCTCGTGATCGTTCGGCTCCAACTCCAGCGTGATCGTGCTCGACGCCTTGTCCACCGTCACGTCAATCAGGCGCTCAGGATCGATGCCCAGCAATTCACTGAACTGCGAAATCGACAGGCGCGTGGTGCGATCAACGGGCATCTTGAGCCTCAATCGCGACTTGCGAAATGTGGCCGTCGCCGTCTCGGTCCACGAAGAGCAGGTGCGGATGCTCATCGTTGCGAAGCCATACCGACAGCAACGACCGCTCTAGGGCGGTCTCAGGCAGCAACACCACCCTGACGGCACCAGACCCTTTCGGCTCGAAATCCGCCTTCACGCGCGCACCTGCTGCGGCTGCGGCACCGCGACCGGCAACACCACCTGCCCGGCGACCTGCTGCCACAAGCCCAGCTCCCCCATGCTCCCCGTGAGAAACGGCACCTTCAGACTGGTGCTCAACCACTGACTGAGCGCCAGATGCCCCCGAGCGGTCCCACCGAAGTCCTTCCAGAAACTCACCGAGGGCACGCCCAACCGTAAGGCCATCTGCATCGTGCCGCCGTACGTCCCGACACACGCGGTCGCATGGGCGATCACCGCCGCCTGCTGCAGCAGGTTCGTCTCCGGACTCGCACTCGGGAGCGTCAGAATGTTCGGCCCCGTCATCGCGACATCGACATGGTCGTCATAGGCCCCGCCCGGCACCACCACCACCGGGATCTGTGCCGCGATCGTCCCCACGACTCGCTGGACGAACTGACTGACCACCGGCTCGGGATACGGAAACGTCGCCCGCGCGTAGAACTTCACCGCGACATACTTCTCCGGCAACCCGTCCGGCTTGGGCAGCGCCGGCAGCGTCGGATCGAACACGGTCAATCCGCTCAGATACCGCATGCCCGCCTGCTCATCCCAGTACGGACTGAGCGCCCAGTACATCCACGCCGGATGCACGACATGAAACACCGGCCCGATCCCGCAGGCTTTCGCCGCATCGTCCAGGACCGCCTGATCCCAGTCCGTGACCGCGATCTGCTTCTGCAGGGCCGTCTTCTGGTAGTCCGCCAGATTCTCCCGGCGGACATCTTGGACACTGCGGAGGGCGTAGAGGTCGTAGCCCTGGCTCGAGACGGACCGATACAACTCAGCAAGCCCGCCCCGAGTCACGACACACGCCCGCTGGTCGAAGTTCTTGACCTGCCCAGCCAAGACGCGCAGGAAGGGCAGCCAGTACAACATCTCGAAGCCCAGCTCTGACCGCCACGGCCCCAAGAGAATCGGGCGCTTGTCCTGATTCAGGGTGGCGATCAAGCCCTTGACCGCCGCGATCCGATCATCGAGGGTCGCTTTCGACGCAAAGGCCGGGGCGGGCGTGATCATGCGTCTCCCCAGAGTCGCGTGAACTCATCGGGTGGCACATGGCCCCCGCCAGACACGAAGCCACGTAGCCAAAACCGAGTCGCCCACGTCCCCGGTGTCAGACACGCCCACGGCGGCGACGCGCCCGACACGATCACATACGCGTCTATGCCGATCAGCCCGCCGCCAGACGACCCCGGATCCGCCCACGTCAGCGGCGCACGCTCGGCCGTGCGGTGAGTGGGTGTCATTTTAATTGGCATTTTCTCAATACCCGCCACGCCGGCCGACACTCTGCACCCGCCGATCGGCGGGATCATGATCGACCCGCAACTTGTTCAGCCGCGAGATCCGCGCCATCGCCTCTTCCAAGGTCTCCCCGCTCGGCCCGCGCCCCGCATCTACGAGTTCCCCCAGCCGTGTCGCCGCCGCATGCGACCGGATCGCCTTCTCGGCCAGGATCTTCAGCCGCTGCTCGGCCATCAGCATCTGCTGCTTCTTCGGCACCGTCACCTTGACGCCGATGACCACGTATTCCGCCGTGTTCATCAGGTCGTCGTATCTGGTGCCCTTCTTGGGCTTACGGACGTTCGGATTCGCATCCGAGGCCGCCAACTCGCTCCAGACGTAACCGACCCGGAACGCCGAGACCATCAGCCGCGTCTCTTTTTCCTCAAGCTCGCCGTCCTTGTTCTTGGCCAACTCAATGCAGCGCGGGTGCATCTGAAACGCGGGGGAACCATCCTCGGCGATTCTCCGCATGAACCCCGCGAGCACCTGAATCGCTGTCCCGCGGATCGGCGCCGCATTCGCGTTGCCGTCGAAGGCCGCCTGCACGTTGTAGTCCTGCAGAATGCTCACCGCGGTCTGCTGGCTGCCACTGGTGTTCGTCGCCCCGTTCGGGTCGCACCACGTCCAGACATTCGGTGCCCCGTCCAGCGTGCTCATCTTCAGCGTCGGGAACCACCGCTCCCGGATCTCCAGCACCTTCGGCGCAAAGTCCTCCAGGAACAGCGACTCGCCCTTCACGCTCCCCAGACACCGCAACGCCCCGAGGTGCTCGAGGAACTGCCACCAGCTCACGGCAGGCTTCTCTTGCCCGAAGTCCCAGCCCTCGAGCAAGGGATACCGCGGATCAAGCCTCAGCCGGCCCTCGACGTGGATGTCCTCGTCGAAGTAGCCCTTGTAGACCGGTACACCCTTCAGACTCGGCCCCCGATGCCCCGCGACCTGCAGGTTGTGCGTCACCGAACCAGGAGGATGCGCGGCCTCCATATCCAGCACGAACCGCTCGCCGACGTTCGCGACGTTGTCCCGCAGCGCCACGTGGATGTAGTGATGATCCGGCTTGGCGAAGGCGTCCTGTGTCGGGAACTCTCGGCTCAGCCAGTGGTCATCGTCCAGCGGGTTCGGGCTCAGCCAGATTTCGTGCGGGTAGCCAGGCTGCCGCATTCTCGCCGGGATGTAGGCGTCGTACACGTCCTTGGGCACAGGTTCTGGCTGGTCGATCCAGAGCACGCTCAGGCTCAGGCCGGCCAGCTTCATGTAGCGCATGTCGTCTTCGCTCGCCCTGAGGCTGCGCACATAAATCCACGAGCCGTAGCCCTCGACCTCGTAGTACTCCTCGCCCTGCCCCCCGTGCCAGGTCAGGTTACCCGCCTCGACCGAGAACCCTACGTCTCGCGCGGCTGCGAGGAAGGCGGTCTTAGGCGGGCCGAGCATTTCATCCGTCCACGCCCCAATACACATGTGGATGCCGGGGAAGTCCGTCGCATACTCGACCAGCATCCAGGCCGGCGCGGTCGTCTTCCCGGAGCCGACGGCGCCTTCCATGTCCTTGTAGACGAGCGCCCCGCCGGCACTCCCTCGAATGCGCCTGAAGATGGACTGCGGCCGGTTCCACCGTCGCCGGGTGACGCGCTCAGGGCTCGCCATGGGCATCTTCGTGGATCACGCGGTGGATGACGTTCAGTTCTTCCCCACCGGCTCCAGTCACCGCCTGTGCGGCCCGGCCATAGCCGCGATCGAGCACTTCTTTGCACGCGGCTACGCGGGCCTGCTCGCTCTCGGCCTCCGTGGCGAGGCGCACGAGCTCCACCAGCACAGACTTGGTGTGCTTGCGTGCGAGGCCCTGCAGTTCAGCGGTCGCCTTGTTCGGCGTGCCCGCCTTCCGCCCGCCTCGGCGCTCTCCTGGTTTCGATCCTCCACGCATATCGGCTATCGATGGCTACTCTTGCCGGCTCACTGGCAGGCCCCCGTCCGCGAATCGATGTCGCACGGCTGAGGTGCCGGTGCTGGCTCGCGTCCAACCGGATTAGCCACCATCAGAAACACCTGCGGCCGTGACCAGCAGCCGTGACTGTTCAGTCCTCTGACTTCGTAGGATCGATCGAGCGCCAAGGTGTAGACCGCTGGTGACTTCTGGCTGCTGACGTTGAGTACGTCGAAGCGCACGATGCCATCGGCGGTGAGGGTGGCGGTCTGGTTGCCGATGTTGCGATCGATCCGCAGGAGTATGTCGAACGGCGCACAACTGGCCGTGGGGACACTCGGGGTGAGCACCTGAGGGGTTGGACTCGTGGGGAGGTGCGTGCTCTCACAGGCTACGAGGGCGCACGTCAGACTGACGGCTACTAGCGCCTTTCGCTTTCCCTTCAAATACTTCGACCAGGTGCTCATTTGCCTATTGACACGGAACTAAAGCGGTTGTATTCTCGTCTCATCAGACAGGGAGAGACGAGATGACCAAGACCACCACCGAACGCGCCGCCATCGCCGCCGCCTACGAAGCCCAAGGCGCGGAAGTCCTGACCGGCAAGGGTGGATTCTTTGTGCGTGGCCGCGGGTTCCGAACACTGGCGCAGGCCCGCACCGATACCGGCATCAACATGAGCCAGCCACGCATCCGCCGTGACCGCATCGTCTACGGCGATTACGCCTGGATGCTCGCCATCAGCAACGCCAAGATCGGCCAGTAGGAGAGGACTATGACCACCGCCATCCCATTCATCACGCGCTTCAGTGTGTGGCTGCGTTTCTCGGCTGCTGCGCGTGCCGCCGCCAAGCGCCGAGCCTCCGCGGAAGCATGGCGGCGCGTCCACACCGAGCCGCTGTATAGCGTCTGGGCAGCCGCTGGTCGCCCAGACCCGGTCAGGTTTTGCGGGGCAGAACACAGATGGCTCTCCCTCCTGTAACCAAGACACCCGCCCAACGCGCCGCAGCCATCCTCGGCTCTCGGGGAGGCAAGGCTAATACCAAGGCCCAGCAGACCGCTCGTGCCGCCAATGGCAGGATGGGCGGCCGGCGCCGGAAGTATCGTCTGAGCCTGACGGGTGACCTGGAGCAACGCGCTGGCGACCGATGGCTGATACTCGCGCCACCCTTCGACCGAGCCGCGCGAGAAGCGGTACGCCGGTTGCGCACGTCAGACTGAGCGCGAGGAGGATCCGCGTCATAGACTGGAATGGCGGGGCCGGGTGCGCTGCCAACACACCGGCCGCATGGGGGTTAGTGTGCGCCTCAGTTAGCGGGATTGCATTCCATTCCTTTACGCACTGATACGATCCTGTGAGTCTGCGGGCACGATGATGCGAATCGACTTCCCGATGCGCACGACCTGATGCGGGAGGATGCCGTTTCGGATGGCGATGTAGACCGTCTGGACGTGCAGCCTGAAGCGGGCGGCATACTCCTTCACCGTGAGACGCTCATCGCTCATGGCACCCCCACGAATGTCGGGTCGTCCTCGGTATAGCAGTCGCCGTCCGCTCTGGCGGGATACCACGGGCCGCCACTACTGCACAGGATAATAGCCGGCTGACCCTCCTGCGTGACCGTGTTGCGCTCGATGCCGGGACCGCCCCATAACAGCACCACCCAGACGATCGTCGCACCCACGCCAAGCAGGCACGCCCACGACGCCTTCCAATGCCAGCCGTCGTAGTCGCTCGGCTCAACGGACCACTCGCCGTCGTTGTCAGGGTGCGTATACGGAGTCTTGTTGTACTCGCTCATGGTTCATCCTCGATGCGGGGTTCCTTCTGGCGACCAGATCTCATGGCTGCCTTTGACCAATGTGTGCGCTGATGGTTTCGAGGACGTGGCGGATCTTCACCAGTTCCAAGCCGATCCCCCACAACATCACGATCACCAACACCACGACAAACACATCGAATGGGGTCTTAATCATGCTGACCAGATCTCATGAGGGAGGCTCCGGGAGCTCCATCCAGTGGGTTGGGCATGCATGCCACCGACCACCAGTTAAGCCTTGCGTCTCCGTTGCGAGCCAGCACCCGGACTTATCATCCCAGTACCCTGGCTGCACACCGGACCCTGCCAAATACAACAACAATATGTCGGCGTCCTTCGGGGCCGTCTCGATCGGCTGCCACTCCCTCACTGATCGGCTCCCTTCCGCTCCTGAATCGCATGGAAGACCGCGCACAGGGCGGCGAAGACAGCGAGTCCAAACCCCAACGCATCCACGTAGGGGGTGGCGACTCGCGCTGGCATCAGCGCCATGAACACCGCCAGCGCAGACACCGTCGCCCAGTAGTGCTTCATGGCTGCTCGGCTCCCTTCGTGGCTCCCTCGAGACGATCCGCCCACCGTTCCACGCGAGTCGTGAGCACGTATTCTGCATCGACCACTTCCGCGCGCATCTCCGACGCGAGCGCCTGCATCAACTCCGTCAGTCTTTTGTTCTCCGCTCGGAGATCGTCGAGGGGCGCTGACGACGCAGTCGCCTCACCGACCAATGGCAGCGGGGGCGTGACGGGATCAGTCATGGGCTACAACCTGCAGGTTCCAATCACTTCAGTCGGTTGACATCGAGCGCGGCACGTCTCGCACCACGCCCCACCTCGCACCGCATGGCCCACCAGCACCGCGACCAGCGCCGCGGTCAGGCGAAACCACGACGAGGACAGCACCACGACGTGCCCGCATTCAAGCTCGAGACGAATGCCGCGGAAATGGCGTTGCCTCACGGGCTTACTCCTTCCTCTCGGCGGCTGAGAGGGCCGCAGTCGGCTTGTAGCACAACAGCGGAAACTCGCCGAACTCCGCGCATCCACAGAACTCGCCGCACGGCTCTGCAACCATCGTCGCAACGAGCAGACCGCACTCCTCGGCGTACTCCTGCAACGTGGCACCATCGATGTCGCCGATTTCTTCGCCTTGGGCGAGATACCCAGCGAGCACCTTCCGCGCAAACGTCCTCATCTCCGCGATCTGCGTCTCTCGGAGAGCGAGGGCAGATCGGCATTATTCATTCCAATTCGCCAGCGTGGCCTCATAACGCGCGTGGTACCACTTCTCTTGGCGTAGCGCCTCATCCCGTGCCTGCTCGGCGGCGCTCACCAAGTCGATGTGGTGCTTCAACTCTGACCGGCAGAGATCTAGGGTCGGCACGAGTTCCGCAACCTCCTGCTCGGCGGCCTTCAGTTTGGGGAGGATGTCCTCCCTGTACTGACGCTCATATAGATCCGCTACGGCTTGTATCCGTATTTGGGCCTGCTCGGCGGCGAGACGGGCGCGGGTCTGGGCTTCGAGGAGGTCAGCAGCCTGTAACGTATCCGGCCATCCAATCAACCACCCGTTGAGCCCGCGGAGGAGATCTAGCGCCTGCTGCACATCCGCCGGTAGCAGGGTCTGGTCCGTCATGGCTGGCGTAGCGGCGACATCTCCCTCTCGCGGCCCGATGTCCCCATCGCCGCCGCACATCGGGCAGGGCGTGCGTGGTGGATCCTGTCGCACGTCCTCTGCGCCGCACTGGCAGACAGGATTGAAGCCGCCGCCCTCCACGCGCCGAAATAGATGATGGCCCTCACTACACTGGTCCGTCATGGCTGACTCCTGATCGCTCATCACTGAGGCTCCTGGTTCGCAAGTTCGAGCAGTACGTCGGCGTGACACGGCTGATCGAGCATGTAGAGACGCAGCCGCTCCAGAATTTCAGGCGTGGCTTCGATACGACCAAGGAACGTGTTGCAACTCAGGCAGAGCGCGCCGCGAACTCGGCCACTCTTGTGATCGTGGTCGATCCCAGCACTCGACTGCACGTCGCAGATCCAGCATCGCCCACCGTTGGAAGCGAGCAAGCGCGAGGCCTGCTCAACGGTTAGCCCGTAGTGACGCTTGAGCCGCGCCCGTCGATCATTCGCCTTCGCAAGCCCAGGATTGGAACTACGCCAACGACGAAGTCGAGCGTTTCGCTTTGAGCGATTCGACGCTGAATAGGCTCGACACGACTCGCGCTCGCATGCTCGACAGTCCGGCCGATTAGGCCTGAACTGGTCAGGCTGCTTCGACACCTCACACCGCCTACACGTTTTTAGCATTCGCTAACTCCAGAAGCACGTCAGCATGGCAAGGGACCTTGTTCCCGTCTTTGTCAACAAGTGGACAGAAGCAGGCGAGGTCCTTCCCACGCAGCGGCGACAAGTCCATGCGCTGACCAGCAAAATAGGCCCTAAACTCACCAACCGCGCACGCCCTCGCATCGCGCTCGTCAGCACACGTGATGACGACTCCACCTCCAGGGCTCGTGACGAGCGCCATCTTCACGTCCACAACGTAAGGGTTTCCCCACCGCGTGGGCCTCCCAACGTAGACAGCACCCGCAGGCATCTGCCATCCGCGAGTTCGCTTCCGCTGGATCCGCTTCGGCTGATCGCTCATCTACTCCCTCTCTTGCGAATCCTTCGCGACCAGCGCGCTCGCAGGCTTGAACGAGCCCTTTGTGAACACGAGTTTCGTGCGCAATTTCTCCAGAGCTTCACGCGAACCAGTGACCAAGTCTTCGTCAGGCACGCCAGCGATTTCGGCGGCTTCGCGGCTGTCGTAGATCGTTCCGTCTCGTGTGTCCATGTGGTCTATCTCCATTTCGCAGACGCAGAAGGCCCACTTAGTAGCGCCCTCCGACTGGTTGCCGTGACTCCTTGTACACATTGATATACAAGCACTTGCTACATGGAATTTCAGCAGTAAACGGCTGTCCGCAAAACGTCAGCCTGTGCCCACATTTCAGGCACAGACCGATCGCATCGACTTTCCTAAAGCGCCTCGGCTTTTTCTTCATGACCCCTGTGATCAACTGGCCTGCTCCGCCCTCGCCGATTCGACCTTCTCCCGCTACCGAACTTTCCATTGCGCGCTGACGCCTTCCATATGCTCACGCCAGCCGCTCGGCCCGAGTCCGTCCTCTGGATCGACCTCCTCATCAAGGACGTGCTCCAGTAGTTGCAAATGATCGAGGAGCGTCCAGAC